GGTTCTGTTTTTCCGATATGGATTTGTAACTGTCCCATCCGCTGACTGCGTTGAAGACTTCCAATGCGCCAAGGTAGTCGGATCGGGCGATGGCTACTTGCTCTTCCATGTCCCGTTCGTACTGTTCACGGCGGCGGCGTTTTTCAATGGGGATCTCGGTATCTCCTTCAATCGGGTTATAGGCGTTTTTGTTGAGCGTTCTCTGTAGTTGCTCAAGTGCGAAATGTTGCTGCCGATCTTTGGAATACATCAGGTTACGTGCTAGGCGGGAGGCGTTGGTGCCGAAGCGGCGTTCACCGTCATCCTCGCAATCATGACGCATGGCATATTCCATCATTTGTTCTTGGCCTACCTTGAAGTAGTCGTGGTTGATACCGAAGCCTGATCCTGCTTGTGGGTCGATTTCTACGTAGTAGTCGAAGGCTTTTTCTGCCTTGGAGGTGAGGTCGATGACTTGGACTTCTACCTCGGGGTTGACTTGGGTAATGAGTTGCATAAGTGCGTCGAGGGTTTGTTTTTGAGCGGTCATTATTTGGTACTCCGATCTTTGAGAAGGTAAAACACTGGGAAGACGATGAAGATGTAGGACCACGCTAGGCCGATAATGAAGTGTGCGAATGATAGTTCTGATATGATCCATGCGACGAGCATGAAGAATATGAGAAGTAGTAGGTTGTCTTCTTTTCCTATCCATTTGAGTGAGCGTTGAATGAAGTTTTTGAATACGTCGAATACCTTGTCGGATGGTTCGGGGATGTATAAGCGTTTCATTGTGGGTTCTCCGTCATGTATTTTTGAAACCAAATGTCTACGTGTGCTTTAGCTGCTGCGTCCTTTAATGCGTCGGGTAGAGTGGTGTTAAGCGGTCGGTTGGTGCCGGTGTAGAGGTAGCTGCTGCAAATGCAGTTGATGAGTTGTGTGCGTGTCATGTTTCCCTCCTATGACCGGTTATCGTAAGCGTCTGGTGGTTCGTCTAAGCCAAGTGCGATATGTATTACGCATTTCTCGACCCATTCTTTTGCTTCTTGTGGTGTTCGATGTATCCCGGTAGTGACGGTGAGTTTTGTGTTTTTTTCGTAAATGGTTGATGTGTACATCCCGCCGCTCGTGTCTTTGAGTTTGTGGATTTTGTATGCGAGGTCATCGCCGGTCATTTCGTCGTACATTGATGTCTGTTTCATATCTGCCTCCTATGCCAAGTGTGAGTTGATGCTGATCTCGGTGAGTCGTCTTTGTTCTTCGTTGAAATCCTCGACTTCATTGATGGGTATGACTTTTATGTCACCGTATATGTCGATGACTTGGATCGTGTCTGGTTCGATAATGTTCATTTCGATGTTGATTTGTTTTGTGGTCTTCATGTCACTCTCCTGTGTTATGTGTTTGTGTTAATCACCCTTCCCGGGCAGCGGAGAGCGGTGCGCAGTCAATAGGAGGGACAGACCAAGGAGTAAAAGAAGCCTAGCGGAGCTTTTGAACGCGTAGCGTTACCGCGTAGCGTTCCTAGCGCAGCTTGGCGACGTTACGGGCCAATAGGGTGTCTATTGTTTCCGCGACTCACAGACAGTGTGAGAGTTCATGAGGCCGCGCAGTCCAAGGGACGAGCAGGGCGACGACCTAACAGCCCAGCAAGGATTGCGGAAAGAATCGACAGCCGGTACGGGTGCTAGACCCCCTATTGACTTCGCAGCCCCAAGCGAGAGGGACCGCAGCGAAGCGGAGGGAGTGGAGCGCAGTGGGCCGAAGCCGCGACAAGCCGCTAGACTACCGATCGACCCCGTGAGGGGTTGCCAGACTCAACGTACCAAGCCGTGAATGACAAGAAGCAGGAGGCGCAGCGAAAGACGCGAAGCGTCTGAGAGTGGAGCCGATAGACTAGTGTGGGTGTGCCTCGACGGAGGAGAGCAAAACCCCACTAGGCTCTGCGAACGTCAGACGGATGTTATCAGAAAAACAAAGTGACGAGCTTGCGAGTCTCAATGTGAATTGACGGGGTTCACGGATAGCCCCTATGAGGGGGGGTAAGGGGGGGTGCAGAGACATGAAGAGGACAATATGGCTAAGATGCTAACACCGACCCAGAAGGCGCTTATAGAGGACGCAGGGGCTAACCTAACTGATAAGCAGAGAGCGTTTGTTGATGCACTGTTTTTGCCTAACACGACCCAGACAGAAGCAGCTGTGATCGCAGGATATGCAGCTAAGAGCGCACATGTTGCAGCCAGCAGAACTCTGCGGTTACCAGCAGTACAAGAGTATCTAACGACCTGTGTACAGGACGGGATCTCAGTCAGCGCAGTAAAAGCGTTGAGTGTGGTCGGTGATCTACAGGAGGGGGCTAAGAGCGATTACGTGAGGCTACAAGCAGCACAGGACGTGTTGGACAGGGCAGGGTACAAGCCAGTAGAGAAGCACGCACATGCCATACGTGGTGAGTTAGTGGTCAACATAGACCTATCGGACTAGCGTGATCCTAAGCACAACGTAAATAAGAACGACAGACCCCCCGGTACCCTCTTTAACAACTATCAGCACGGAAAGGGGGGCGGGGTTAAAAACGGGCGCTTGACCTACCTATAACCACCTTTCCACACACGATGGTCAAAAAATAATATCTGCACCTTTGCAGTAATGTGCGAAATTGAGTACACTGTGCGTGTCAAAAATATAACCGAGGGTGTGTCATGTTAGAACATATATACAGGGCTACAGGTTTAGATCATGAGTTGGTGTGCAAAGCGTTTGCGGAGTTCTATTTGGACTTTGCATGTTTTGCCAATAACGAAAGCTCAACCGCCAAAATCTTTCCCCTTTATTTGCAGTCTGCCGCACGGCGAACGTTGTTTTATGCTTATGTTGCTCAAGACTCGATTGGCGTTCCCGTTAATTTGACGAAACTTGCCAAAATGACAAATATATCAAGGGCTTCATTGCAGCGGGGGAAGCGTGAATTAATCGATGAGGGCGTATTAATTCCTACGGTCGAAGGCGGTCATTCTTTTAATGCTGAGACTTTGAAAGAATGGTCAAAACGCACTCAATTAGCATTTTCCGCGCCTTCTTTTGCACGGTTTTTAAATCAGGTAATTTTTGCGCAAACGAGAGCAAATTTACAGTCTAGGTCTCGTGTTGTTTCGTCCTCGGATGAACCACAAATGGTGTCTTATGTTGATACAATGTTGGCTAACGAGCCAATACAATCTGACACAATGTAGTAAACGCTTTTGCCTAATTGACGGCAGAATCGCAGGATTTATAAAAGGGCATGGCTCATTTTATTTCAACACTCAGTTTCGAGGAGCTTCGTATGCTTCGTGAGGCTGTTCGCCGTGTGCATATGGCCGAATATCGTGAAGACCATATTACCACGGATGAAATGGACCGCATCATCGAACAGATCGGGCCGGAAACCCGTGAAAAGATGATTAAATTCATGGTTGATAAAGGACAACATATCAATGACTGAACAGGGCCGTAGATTGGCCGTAAAAAGACGGTCTTTTCGGGGCTTGCCCCCTCCGCAAAATGCTGACGCAACACACGCTGATTGGTGCCGAATGGTTTCTGCCATTTCTGGTTACCATCTAGTCCCAGAGGGGTGCGCCTCACATGGACGACGCGACACTCCGTAAATTGGCACCAATGCCCGACATTATTTCTGAACATATCCAACACCACGGCAATCACGAGTTTCATACCCTGGTGATCTCAGTAGCCCCGAACGGGGGCTGGTACGCTACCGACACTGGCGACTGTGGCATCGATGATTCTTTTATTGCTGCAACTTTAGCCAACATCGTTGAAGACTTGATGAATAACCTTGATGGCAGGGTTATCAACTAATGGTCGAGCTGAACTACAAGCCTGCTGGTGTCACTTCTAAAAATTTTCTGAAATCAGAGAAATTCGTAAGGGGCATCCGTGGGCCTGTAGGTTCAGGCAAATCCGTTAGCTGCTGCATCGAAATTTTTAGGCGTGCTTGCCAGCAGGAAAAAGCGCCTGACGGCATCCGCTATTCTAAGTGGGCCGTTATAAGAAATACCAACCCCGAATTGCGTACGACGACGATAGCGACCTGGCTCCAGTGGTTTCCAGAGAATGAATGGGGAAATTTCCGATGGTCGCCGCCGTTTACCCACCACATCAAGAAGGGTGATGTCGATCTGGAAGTCCTTTTCATCCCCTTAGACACGCCTGATGACGTCAAGAAGCTGTTGAGCTTGGAATTGACCGGGGCGTGGATTAACGAGGCTAGGGAGATCCCTAAAGCCATTGTAGACGCAGCTACGTCGAGGGTAGGGCGCTATCCCAGTGCCAAAGATGGCGTCGGGCCGACATGGCATGGCGTGATTATGGACACAAACGCCCCCAGCAACGATCACTGGTGGGCGATTATGAGCGGCGATGCGCCGCCGCCGGACCACATGACGGCCGAAGACCAATTGATGCTCGTTAAACCCGACAACTGGGAATTCTTTACCCAGCCCGGCGGCATGAAGGAAATTAAAAACGAAAAATATTATGGAGCAACCCTAACCACTGGCTCTGTCGAACCTAATTCCATTTTACACTTTAGTGGTGGGGTTAAACCTTATCCTTTCGCTGCCAATCTTGTTAGGGATCGTGGCCTTGCAATGCCTGATTTGTTTGTAGAGTCTACTGTTATTGAAGAATTCTTACAACAAGATGACAACGAAGCCTTTACAAAAGACTTGTCGGAAACAAAAAATAAAATTTATCAAAACATTTATAATAACCTTCTTTACATTTATAAAACCAAAGGAACAGAAAAATCATTTAGGAATTTTTTTAGAGCTTTTGGTGTCGATTCTAAATTAATAAA